CTTCAAAGAATGAGAAGTTATGCGTAACCTGTTCCTATTGTCCATACAAGAAAGAATGCTATCCTGATGTTCGTGCATTCAGTTATGCTGGCAAAGTGGAATGGCTTACTAAAGTTGTAGACACACCACGTGTACCGGAGATTACTACATGAGTGCTCGTATCCTGTTCTTGGACATTGAGACTGCACCTAACATAGCATATGTTTGGGCACTATACGATCAGAATATTTCTACAGATCAAATAGTAGACACTGGCTACATTCTATGTGCTAGTTGGAAATGGCATGGCGAGAAGGAGGTGCATTATGTCAAAGTTACAGGAGATGAGTTGTCTAGCTTGCAGACTCTTCACAAAGTTATGGACGAAGCTGATATCATTGTCCATTACAATGGCATCAAGTTTGACATTCCCACGTTGAATCGGGAGTTTCTACTTCAAGATATTACGCCACCATCCCCGTCTAAGCACATAGACCTATTGAAAGTTGTGCGTAGACAGTTTAGATTTAGTAGCAATAAACTTGACTTTGTTTGTCAACAGTTGGGGTTGCGTACTAAAGTTAAACACAAGGGGATGGAGTTGTGGACTGGCTGTATGAATGATGACAAGGCCAGTTGGAAGATTATGGAAGAGTATAATAAGAGAGATGTTGTTATACTAGAAGATTTGTATAACGCATTGCTTCCTTGGATTCCTAATCATCCTAACACCACTTTGTACACTGCTGAGAAGAATGTATGTCCTAGGTGTGGTAGTGACGACTATCAGAGTAGAGGTGTTATGCACACTCTAACAACGTCGTATAAACGCTATCAGTGTAATGATTGTTCAGGTTGGTTTAAAGGTGAACTTGTTAAAGGAGAGAAAGTTGAGCACCGAGCATGTTAAGCGCAAAGCTATTCCGCAACACCGTCTATTGCGTAGCAAAGAACAAAACTTTGAGCATAAGGTGGTGAAGATGAAAAAGAATAGTCAAAAGCAAAAACTTGCTGATAAAGATATCTCTCTATACATTCAAGGGAGGTATGATGACTCTGACCGACTTTAATGAGTTAGCCTCTATCTACCATCCTAGGCTTGTACGTACAGCAGTTAAACGATGGGGAGATGAGGGAGAGGATGTTGTCCAAGAGGCGTTCTTAAGAGCACTTGAGAACATAGAGAGTTTTAGACATGACAGCAGTTTCCCTACTTGGATATTTGGCATATGCCTCAATATTAAAGCAGATGCTAATAAGACACTCCTCCCTGTAGATGACAACGTAGACGTTCTTAAAATACTAGACACTTCACCAACACCTGAAGAGAAATTCAGTTACAATCAAATTATTGCTTTGTGTGAGAAACTACCTAGGCAACAACGAGAGAGTATTTTCAATAGGTTGAATGGAGAGGAGACAGATAGGAAGAACTTATGGTGGGCTAAACAAGTATTATCAGGATTGTTAGGAATAGACGATGGAAAGTAGAGTGAAACACTGGACAGATGCACGAATGCGTAGCTTCATTGTATCCACTATACGAGGAGGATTTGGTCGCTATCCTAACAAATACAGTGTTCTTAAGAGCGCTTTTGTTAGCAAGAAGATAAACAAAGATAGTGGTAGGAAGAGTGCTCATTACAGATGTGCAGGGTGTAAACTAATCTTCCCATCGGCTAAAGTTGCTGTAGACCATATAGCACCTGTAGTTGATCCTGTTACTGGATTTGTTGATTGGAACACATACATTGATCGTATGTTCTGTGCAGAGAGTGGTTTGCAAGTGTTATGTGAAACATGTCACACTGAGAAAACTAAAGAGGAAAGGAAACTTAGAGAATGCAAAGACCCGTCCAAGAAGATGCCTACTACTGGTTCTCCATCACCAGCTTTGAAAACACGGTCAAGGAGCATAAAGCGGAAGAAGTTGTCAAAGACCTCGACTACGAAATTGCCATAGCATTATACGATGCTCTTAAGAAAAGGTTTACACAATGACTACACCACAGAAAGCATTATGCATCGACATTGATCTTATATCAGGCGTTGCATTAGGATTGGAATTTGAATGGGATGAAACTGGCAGTGCTTTAGTATTGAGCATTGGTATTCTTAGGTTGTACATTGGATGGATAGATTTGGATAAACTAGATGATAATTGATTATTCACGTGACAAGTTGTTTGATGAGTTGGGCATCACTCGTCTTAAAGAGAGCTACATGCGGGATGATGAAGCCTCTCCACAAGATAGATTTGCCTACGTATCTAAAGCATTCGGGAGCAATGAAGAACATGCACAAAGACTTTATGACTATTCTAGTAAGCATTGGCTTAGTTATAGCACTCCTATACTTTCCTTTGGTCGGAGTAGGCGGGGTTTGCCTATTAGTTGCTTCCTCAATTACATCGAAGATACAGCAGAAGGATTGGTTAACAACCTGTCTGAAACTAACTGGCTGTCTATGCTTGGGGGTGGCGTTGGTATTGGTTTTGGTATCCGTAGTACAGATGATAAGTCCACCGGGGTTATGCCTCACCTGAAAATCTATGACGCAAGTAGTTTGGCCTATCGTCAAGGTAGGACTAGGCGTGGTAGTTATGCTGCCTATCTGAACATTGACCATCCTGATATTATTGCATTCTTGGAAATGCGTAAGCCCACTGGCGATCAGAATATGCGTACTCTTAACATGCATCATGGTATTAACATTCCTGATGCGTTCATGTCTCTCATTGAGAAGTGCATGATTGATGCTAACGCTAATGATGATTGGCCTTTGTGTGATCCGCATAATGGCGAAGTAAGAGAGGTGGTGAGTGCAAAAGAGTTGTGGCAGCGCATTCTTGAGATGCGTATGACTACAGGTGAACCCTATCTACACTTCATTGATGAGAGCAATAGGAAGTTGCCTCAATGGTTGAAGGATAAGGGACTATCCATCAAGCAAAGCAATTTGTGTTCAGAGATCATTCTGCCTACTAGTGAGAAGAGAACAGCAGTGTGTTGCCTCTCCTCTCTTAATTTGGAGTATTATAATGAGTGGAAAAACGATGATCGCTTTTACCGAGATGTTGCAGAGATGTTGGACAACGTGTTGCAATATTTCATTGACAATGCCCCCGATGCAGTGCAACGAGCCAAGTATTCTGCTATACGTGAACGTTCTATTGGTGTAGGTGCATTAGGGTTTCATGCCTATTTGCAGCAGAATAATACGCCTTGGGAGAGTGCTATAGCAGTGAGCACTAACAAACGTATGTTCCTTACAATACGGAAACACCTTGATGAAGCAAATAAACAATTGGGTAAAGAAAGAGGTGAAGCTCCTGATTGCGTTGGCACTGGCAATAGGTTTTCACACCTTATGGCTATTGCTCCCAATGCAAGCAGCAGCATTATTATGGGCAACACTAGTCCTAGCATTGAACCCTATCGTGCAAATGCTTACCGTCAAGATACTCTGTCTGGAAGCTACTTACACAAAAACAAATACCTAAACTCTTTCATAGAAGCGTATAGTAAACACAATGGAATGAAAGAAGGATGGGTGAATGAAGTGTGGTCGTCCATCATTGCTAACGATGGTAGTGTTCAACACCTAGACTGGATGGATAATTGGAATAAAGATTTATTCAAGACTGCTATGGAGATAGATCAGCGATGGGTGATACAACATGCTGCCGACAGGCAAGAATACATTGACCAAGCACAGAGTGTTAACGTGTTCTTAAGACCAGACAGCAACATTAAGTATGTCCATGCTGTTCACTTTCAGGCTTGGAAACAGAAACTAAAGACACTATACTATTGTCGTAGTGATAAGATTGCTAAAGCAGACAAAGTGTCTAAGCGCATTGAACGTGAAATTATTAAGGAGATTGATATGCACAACCTTACTGGAGATGCTAGTGCTTGTCTAGCATGCGAAGGGTGATGGAATGAGTCTTACATCCACTCGCTCCTCTTTCAAGCCGTTTAACTATCCTTGGGCATATGATGCATGGCTGAAACATGAACAATCTCATTGGCTGCATACAGAAGTGCCTATGGCAGAAGATGTTAAAAATTGGAAAGGGAAACTAACCAATGAAGAGAAGCAATTCCTCACGAACATATTCCGGTTTTTTACTCAAGGCGATATTGATGTGGCTGGTGGTTATGTCAATAACTATCTACCACATTTTCCACAACCTGAAGTAAGGATGATGTTGATGGGATTTGCAGCACGTGAAGCATTGCACATTGCTGCCTATTCACATCTGATTGAAACACTGGGGATGCCTGAAGCTACATACAATGAGTTTCTAGCTTATAAAGAGATGCGAGATAAGCACGACTACTTGACAACCATCAGTGTAGGTGATACAATTGAAGATACGGCAAAGCATATAGCTGCCTTCTCTGCCTTCACTGAGGGTATGCAGTTGTTCAGTAGCTTCATTATGTTGCTTAACTTTCCTAGGCATGGATTGATGAAAGGTATGGGACAGATTGTTACTTGGTCGATTGTGGATGAGACACAGCATGCTGAGAACATGATTAAGTTGTTCCGTGAATACATCAAAGAGAATAGCAGTGTGTGGAACGATGTTCTTAAGAGCAGCATTTACAGCATTGCTGAGAAGATGGTGGAGTTGGAAGATGCATTCATTGACCTAGCATTTGCTAATGGGCCTATGAAGGATTTGGAAGCAGATGATGTTAAGAAATACATTCGCTACATTGCAGATAGGCGGCTCATCTCCTTGGGTATGAAGGGAATATTCAAGGTGAAACGCAATCCTCTGCCTTGGGTGGAAGAGATGATTAATGCTCCTGTGCATGGTAATTTCTTTGAGAATAGTGTTACAGACTATGCCAAAGGTGCATTGAAGGGGAGTTGGGAAGAGATTTGGGGAAGTGCAGCTTGAAATGGGGCTGATCGGCCCTAATATGCTCCATTAGTTAAATGGTATAACACTTGATTTGTAATCATGGATTGGCAGTTCGATTCTGTCATGGAGCACCATAAGGAGGTAGTATGTTTAGTGAGATACGTAACTGGGCACTAGATAGGAATTTGGTAACAGGTAGCACTCCATCAGTGCAGCTTAACAAGCTGATGGAAGAGGTAGGTGAGTTGGCAAGTGGTATTAATAAGCGTAACACTGAAGTGGTATTAGACAGTATTGGCGACACCATTGTGGTACTTACCATTATGGCTGCACAATATGGAATAGAAGTTGAGAAGTGTATAGAGATGGCCTATGACACTATCAAAGATAGGAAAGGTCGTATGGTAGGTGGTATGTTTATTAAAGAAGGAGATTGATATGGACACATTGAGTATTTGGTTTACTAGTGAGAATGACGATGGTAGCCATAGTGTGCAAGGCACTGATGTTACTGATACCTATTTTGTATGGACTGATGTAACAGATGTTTTCCTGCGAACATTGATGGCTCAAGGGTATGTCATTAGTAAACAGATGTTTATTAAACACATTGAAGGACAAGATGCAATCTTCAATTGGCCTGATGCAGAAGATGAAGAGGAGGAGGAAGAGAATGCACATTGAATTGAAAGAAGAGCATGAAGATGGTAGTGGCACTTTCTCTCTAGACCTAAATCAAAAAGAGATTGAGCAGTTGGTTGGTTACGCAGTGAACGAATTATTGCGTAAACTTGTAGATGAGATGGCAAAGAATGGGACACTACCCTTTGAACAGTCCGGACAGTAATGTAGAAGCAGTACGAGAGGCGTTGTTACAACGTAGTGTACGTGGACTAGAGAAGTATGGTGTTACAACAAATCGAACAGACTTGAGTGTGTTACAGTGGCTCACTCACCTGCAAGAGGAGTTGTTAGATGCAGCAGTGTACATTGAAAAACTTAAAGGAGAAACAAATGGCTTACACAATTAAACGAGTTGGTGGTATTCCGAAAGTTCTTAAGAGCATGAAGTTCAAGACGTATGATGAGGCTCGTCGGGCCATCCGTAAGTGGATTAATGCCCGAATTGCCCAAGGTAAGATGATGAAGGTTGATGCGACTGAATATCTCAATCGCACCATTAACATCGGTAACTACGGCTTCAGTGTCACTAAGGGCTAACACCTAGTCTGAAAGAGGCAGTTGGTTGGGGAGGAGGAGTGGCTTGTTGAGCACTCCTCTTTTCCATGTAATCTCGTATACGTTGTAGGTAGGGTGCAGTTTCTTTCTGAGATGGTAGTGGTTGTCCATCCATAGCTGCTTTCCCATTAGCCCTTCCACCATTGTAGTGAGCAATAGCTGCCATAGCATTGTTCTTATACATCCCTAGCAAGTCTTTGAACATACGCCCTGCAGCATCAATAGATGCCATAGGATCGTTAACATCATGTTCATAACTCTTTCTAGTCTTATCTATAAACTGCATCACTCCCTTTGCTCCAGCAGTGGACACTTGCCCAGTGTTGCTACGTTCACCGGCATTCTTAACAGCCACTATCAAATCTTTAGGTAGGCCATATCTCTCTTCTACAGCATTAGCAAAAGAGTCTAGTCTAGGATCATTGTACTTAATCTTAGACAATTCTTCTTGTGGCAAACCATTTAACTCTCTCCAATCAGCCATATTATTGTTGCCTCCACCAAGGGGTAGTGCTACTAGTAGTGCTAACCACACTAGGGGTAGTAGGTGTTTGTGTAGATGCATTAGTACCTCCAGTACGTGCAGCATTTATTTCTCTAGCTGCCGCTGCCCGTCTAGCCATTTCAGCCTCACTCCCTGCAGGGATAGCAGGGCCACCTTGAGTGGCTAAAGGATTACGTGGTGCTAGACTGTATGGCTCACCACCTTGACGTATAACTCCTTCACGTACATTAGTTGCTCCCGGCTGTATTGGTGCTACCGGGGGCTGTGTAGGTGTCCCCACTTCCAATTGACGAGTGGGTGCTTGTGGTATAACAGTGTTAGCAATGTCTGTCCTTTTCAATAATGCGTTCTGCATACTGATAAGAGAGTTGACAGTGTTCAATGTTTTGTTCATATTAATCACTGCTATAGGGTCTGCACCAGCAGGAGGAGTGACAACAATAGCACCGTTCTGCACAGTCATTGGCAATCCTTCTTGAATGTTATTCATGCTGTTCTTAAGAACAGTCATATAACTATTCGGATCATTACCATTCAACCATGTAGCAATACGTCCTGAAGTGTCTTTAATAAACATCTCTTTTGCTTTAGCATCAGCAGTGGGGAACATCCCTTCCCATGCACCAGTTGTTACAGCCCTTTGCAATGCACCAAAATTTGGCCCTTCAGGTACAAAGTTTTTACCAAGGATGATGATGTTAGTAATATCTGCAGCAGTTTGTGTATTACCACGTGTGAGTGCAGCAGCACCCTGTCCCATACTAAGTTGAGTGATTGCAGCAATCTGTCGTTTACCTTCTTCAGTGATCTTAGCAGCCTCATATGCAGCCCTATGTTCCAAAGAAGCATTTGTATTGAACATACCATCAGCAATCATAGAATGCCTACGAATATCTTCTGAGAAATTACCTTGGCGTGTCTTAAATTCATTGACAAATGCCAACACTGCACTGTTACCGGGATAGAGGCGTAACAATTCTTCCTGAGTAGCAGGGTCTTTAGCCATGTTAATTAGGTTGTCGCCCCAAGTTGTTCTTAAGGACATGTCACGTACTTGTTGAGATACAAGTAGAGTTTGAGCATTGACGTTACGTGCTGTAGCATCCATCTTCAATGTATTCAGCATATCATCAAAACTAGCAGTTGTAGGAGTGTTAGCAATCTCCTTATTTAGTTTCTCAATAGTAGCTGCAACAATAGAAGAGTCTAGACTAGGATTGGCACGAAGCCTATCTGTAAGCATCACCCTAGCACCTTCAAGAGCATTGCGTTCAGCTTGCTTAGATTGTGTATAGGCATTAGTGATGAGTGCTCTATGGGCTTCTGTAAGTTGCGGAAGAGGTTTACTTAGATCAAGTCCTTGAGCAAGTAGTGTTTGTTGTATACGTGTGTTTGCTTCTACACGTGCAGCTTGAGCACCAACATAAGCATTACTAAAGAATTGATTCATATCACCAGTGGTCATAGCTTTATTAGTCTGTTCAATAAGAGCATTAGATTGAACAGCAGTAGCCATACGAACACCAGTATCTGTACGCTGTACTAGATGTTGGAAAATTTCTGCACTACTCTTCATGCCAAAATTATTACCTATACCACTATCAAATATTTTCTTAGCATCTCCTTCAAGAAGGCGCATCATTGCTTTATGCCCTTCATCCTCTTTAGCTTTAGCAGTGAGTGCAGTTTCTACTGGGCGAACATCCCAATCACCACGACCAGTGTGTGAGTTGTACACCTTACGAATACGTTCTGCCAGCATTGGATTTTCAGCAATGAGGCGTTTCATATCAGAGGCAAGAAGAGTTTGTGCCTGAGATTGAGAGAGCATATTCTGTTGTACATTAGCTTGTATATTTTGTGCTTTAGCTACATACTGATTAAACGATTCGTTTGTAAGCTCTCCCATATCTTGAAACTGAGTTTGCAATTGATCTGTTGCCTCCCTACCAAGTCTAGGAGCAGCAGCAGCAGCCTCACCAACAAAACCAAATTCAGGAGTGTTTAGTTTATTAACAACATCTTGAACAGCAGTACGAGCATCTTGTTCCACTTTCATAGTGTAACCAGTCTCTGCAAGTTTAGCCAATGCGCCAATGCCTTCAGCACGTTTAGCACCAGCAACTTCCATAGCTTTAGCCTGAGCACCATATGCAGCTTCCACCACTGCAGGGTTAGGTGCAGCAGGAGCATTCGCATAGCCAAGGTCGGCTGTAAATCCCGGTAGTTTTGCCATTACTTATTTTCCTTTCCTTGAACATCCACAATAGCACCGCTACGTGTTGTTATAACATCTTTCAATACCCAGTTGCCACGCAAATATTCTGCTCTCATTTTAGTTTCAGCATCTCCAAATGGAGCAACAGCAGCAACACCTTTAGGTTTCTTTACAAGACTCCAGAAATAATCTCTTTCACCAGACGGTAGTGGAGAATGCAATGTAGTCATATAGTTTGTCAATGTTTTATAGCGTTCGCTATTACCATTAGCTGTAAGCTCTTTCAAAGACACCTCTTGCAAATCAATGTAGGTCTTAGCAAACTCTTGAACAGCCTTGCGACGTTCAGCAAGAGTGAGTTTAAGTTGCCAATAGTCTTGTTCCACACTGCTACCCAAACCAATTGCCTGTGCAATGATTTCAGGATTGGATAGTTTAACGATGGGTAGTTGTTCTTTATTAGGCAAACTCCCTTCATGTAGTTGAGCATAATAGGCCTTGGATACATTCCTCCAACTACTAAACACCTCTTTACCAACAGTGTTAAGTGCTTCAGCAAATGCTGTAGTAGATAGGTCTTTGCGTACAATAGGCTGTATTAATGCTTCCATAGCACCAAGACGAGAGGCACTACCGTAAGACGGCCCTAATGCCACTTCCCAAAAACTGCTATCACCAGCCATAATAGTACGTGCTAACTTATCATAATATTCAAACGTGCCCAACCTACTACCCACACCTAGTTTCAAATCCTGACCAGTAGAGAGTTGACTCACTTCATTGATAAGGCCAGCAATCATACCTTGACTAAACACCAGCTTCTCATCGTCAGTTGATTTCCTACCCACAATCTTCTCATATCCACCAACCACTTCATCAGCAAGGGACATAAGACCATTACCTGCCATACCATAAGCAGCAATGTGGAAAGCAAGGATGGAAGAGGTTTCTCCCATAGTGAAGCCACGATAGGGTTTACCAGTAGCCCATGCAGTTGCACTACCAACCATGTTAGCTGCAAGTTTCAAGTTATATTGCAAGAATTGACCGGGGATGGATAGCACACCACGTTGATAGAATGCTTGGTTAGCACGTGTCATATTCTGTGTCAAATCATCTTGCCTATTAATGATGTTCTTAAGAGCATCGTCTGTAGTCCATGCAGCACCGGGATTCTTAGCAATCCATTCGCGCCTAGCAACATCAAACGAGACAAGTCGTGCAAACTCTTCACCACGGTTGAAGAAGAAAGCACTCTTCTCACCAAGTTTAGCAGCAGTGCCCGTAAAGATGTTATAGCGACCAGTCTCTGCACTGTGCATAGACGTGGATACAATGTTGTCTATCAAACCACTCTTACGAATACTACGAACAGTGTCTACAAACTCTTGAGTGTTAGACATACCTAGCATAGCCACATTCTGCAATGTTGCCACTTTAGACCATACAGCAGGGTTGTCACTCATCAATGCAATGCGTAACAGTGGTGCAGTGTATGCTGCCTTAAGTCCATGAACAGGAGAGACAGCAATAGCATTAATAGCACCAGCACCTTGCACTATAAGTTGAGCAGGGTTGAATGCTGCCAGCATTGTAAAGAAGTTGAAGCTACGAGCAAACTGTAGCGGGTCAGCGTTCCTAAGAGCATGTCCAGCAGTGACTAGTGGCTTTCCAATAGGTAGACCAGCTATTTTAGAATCCTCACTGAATGCATTAGTAAAGCGTACCAATGCACCCTCAATGAGTTTCTCATCGAGAGTTTTAACACCTAGTTGTGCCAAGATGTATTTGCGTTGGCTCTCTGCAAACTTAGAAACATTCTCACCACCAATGTATGTAGACAGTTGGATGGCAGGATCAGAAATTATGGCTAGCGGAGACTTGCCACTAGTACGTAATGTTTCAGGGATGTATTGACTAAAACTATTCCACCATGTCTGCACCCACTTATCACGCCATTCATCAATGTTACGATGACGAGCAACATTACTTATCTCAGATTGAATGGCTTTGATAGGATCAAGAATATTATCTTTATTGCTATCAATAGAAAGAAGGCGCATACCCCTGCCATCGTTCTTAGCCAAATCATCATCCCATTGTGCTTTAGCTAAAGTGTCAATGTACGCATCATTAGTGCGGTCATAGTGAGTGTTAAAGCCAGTGTAACTATCCCACTCACCTTTGTTAATAGCAGCAAGAACAGCATTAGAATCTTCCAAACGTCCTAACTTGCTTTCAATGAATGCAGCCGTAACACTACCGGGATTGGTACGATGGGCATTCAATACAGCTTCCATACCAGCTTTCCACTTGCCCATATCTTTACCACTATTGCTAGTACGCAAATGTAGCGTATCTGTAATAGTCTCGCCATTCACCATACGTTGAATGTTCACACTACCAAAATAGTCTTGTGTGTAATAGTGACGGAAACTCCCTTTCCTATTAGGAATAGGATTGTACAAATTACCAAATGTAACATTAGTACCATCTGAAACAAACCGAGTGTGCTCTCCTTTACCAGTGATGGCAACAGGATTGGCTGTCTCAACAATACGCATACCAATGTGTTTTGTAACATCAATAGTTTCCATCTTACCAGTGATGAGGTTGAATGCTCTCAATCCTTCATACTCAGCAGTGTTCACTACACGTGCAGGAGCAGTGTGTGTTGCAGCACCATCATTAATAAATCCTTGGGTGAAACCACGACGAGTAAGGTTTTCTTTAATGGTTTGATTCTTAATAGCCAAATCCAAATTGCTCACTGTACGATAGGTGTAATAGGCCATCTTCTCACGATCAGTGGTAAGGCCACGTGCATTCAGTTCAATGTCATTAAACTCTTTACTAAGAGTGTCGCCCTCTTCTAGCACACTAACAACACGCTTATTCTCTTTGCGAGTCAACCCTTTAAATCCATCGTCCAAGAATTTCTTAAGAGCATTCTTGTCTTTAGCCTCTTGCAACAATGTAATTGTGCGATCATGCACAGATAGTTCTGAAGCACGATGGATGGGGTCTAAGCCAGCACCAAATCTACTTTCAATATCTGTAGTGGTGTGTACCATAGGTGATCCAGCATGACGTACATACCAGCCATTAGTGATTGCCATACGAGAGGCATACTCTGCAGCGTCAGTAGCAAGTGCCATATTGTCTATACGTTGTGCATACGACAACTCTCCAACCATGTTGAAGAAGTCTGCATTCAAACGAATAAATGCACTAGCAGAAGATAGTCCTAGCATGTCTGCAATGAATTCAGAAATGTGGTTTAGTACAGTCTTGCCGCCTACTTTATAAGTGGACAAGACATTGTGAATGATTCCACGTTCTGTCAGACCATATGCAAGTAGTTCATGCGGATCAAGCAACATGGCTTCTACTTTGTATGCTTCGCCAGTGTTTGCTGTAGCATCAACAAGCCGCTGCATTAGGTTCTTATCTTTAGACATAGCTATAACATCTTCAGCAGCTTTAATCTGTTTAGCAGTGAGGCCGAGTAGTTGAGCAGTACCCGATTGAACAGCTTCCAATATTACAGTGGAAACAGAGTGTGCAATTTCGTGCAGCACTAGTGTTTCATTACCTACATACCCTCTATCAAAGAATATTTCATCTACATGAGAGGTGTAAGTCCCTGCATCACGCATACCAGTTTTAACACCAAACTTAATCTTATTTAGTTGTAGTTGTTCTGAAAGACGCAATAGGTTGCCAGCAAGAATGCGGTTGGCATCATCTACAGAAGATGTACGAATAGCGGTTAACAGCTTATTAGCAACACCAGTGAGCATACTCTTGCCATCAATGCGTTGCCCTGCCTTAATCAAACCCTGCTGTGCTTCTGCAAGAGCAGCATTAGGAGTGAACACTCCATCAACACTCTTATACAAAGTCTCTTTAAATCCTAGTGCATCAAGAGCAGTCCTATCTCCTTTCATAGCTTGACTATATGCAGCCATAGTCACATCTTCAGGAGAGGTGTACAGACGACGAGAGACAATCTTTGCATCTTTAGCAGAGAAGATGTTTGCTTGTGGTTGTCCCACTGAAGGATTGAATTTGGTGTTCATTATCCCTTTAACACCAGCGTTCTTAAGAACATCTTGTCCCAAATCTGCCATAGCAGTTACATCTGACACTCCCAAACTCTTAGCAGCATTCTGTATGAATTGAGATTGCTGTGCCATAGGCAGAGATACATCAATCAGTTGACTCTTACCAACAGTGATGCTTTTTAGAGATGTACCTACTTTCTGTACAGCGCCACGAATGCTTTCAGCGTTGTCTAGCCATACATACACTCCCTTGCCATAAGCACCAACACCACTCTCTTTGAAAGAGGTAAAGTTTTTATCTGTGGAGTGATAGCCAACAAGTACATCGTCCATCATTCCATAAGTAGTAGTCTTACCTGTAGCACCATCTGTAGCTGCAGAAACATCCATCTTAAGACCAGTGGATGCTTCCAAACTCTTCGCATAGGCTTCTGCTTCTGCACGTGTCTTGAATGGAGTGCCACTAGGATGTTGAATGAGTAGTTCGCCATTGTCTAGGTTTGCACCAACAATGTTAGGAGAGGTTTTCTCAGCATTATTACGAATAAAGTCAAGCACTGCTTTTGCTTGTGGATCATCAGATACACGTATACGTTGTTCAAGAGTTTCTAGTGTAGCCTTAAGACTATCTTCTAAACTCCTTTGAACAGCAGCAGAAGTCCCTGCCACACCATCGGGCATATATTTGCTAATGTCCATTGATAAACCAAATCCCACTTGGTCTGCAGCATTTTCTACAATGCGGTTTGTACCATTAACAATATCAGCACCAATAGCTGTGCCAATAGCAGGAGCACCAGCAAGTTGCGATCCAGTTTTGGCTACATTAAATGCCTTACCCATAAGACGTAGTACACCGGCACTATCAAATCCTAAACCAACACGGTCAAGAAACTCTTGTGTCTTTAGTGATAAAGAGAGTTTGCTCCACTCATCCACATCGAAATTATCATACAAGCGCATAACGTTAAGAGCAGTGAACACCTTACCCACTTCACCGGGAAGTTGTTCTTTACTGGCAATGTAGTCTGCTACAGCTACTAATTGATTAAGTGCCTCTTGAGGAGGCAATGAAGATAGACGTATTCTAAATGCTTGTATTTGAGTAGCATATCCAACAGTGTCTCTAGGAATACCTGTAACTTTAAATATAGCATCAGGCACTGTAACAAAAGCATCATACGAGAATTTAGCACCAACAGCAGTACCAGCAATAACACCAGCAAGAGGATTGGCAAAAGCAGCAGCTATAGGGCCACCAATAGCAGCACCTAATGTTCCTAAGAACATAGCTTGGCTAGGAGCAATACCTTTCTTAACTAAGTATTGATCCATAATCTCTTTAACACCATTCAAACTTCCTACATCATTTGATACGTTGTATATTTTAGTAACACTATTATTTTCTGTAGCCGTAGGATTAGCAGTGATGATGTTTACAGCAGCATCACGTGTAATTTTAGTAATTGCCTTCTCTTGCATCAAACTCTTAACATGAGCACTGAGAGTGTCAATGTATAATGCTTGTTGTTCAGCAGCTACTACATTCCCTCTAGATGCAGCAATGTTAAAATCTTGTTTAGCAGTGTTAATATCTTTAACATAAGATGCAGCAGCATAGTCACGAATGACTTTGCTACTATAACCACCATCTGCCATCAAGTTCTTGAGAGCATTATCATATGTCAATGTTCCTTCAGAGGCTTGCTCTAAAGAGTGTGCCATTGTATTCACATTCTGTATAGGAGTGTCTACAGTGGTAGCAGAAGTTGTCTCTAGTGTGCGAAGATGATCGTCAACACTAGGTACAGTAGAGGAGGCATTTACCTCATCTAGAATGGTTGGCCCTACAGGAAGAGGAACACCTACCACCTCCTCTTGTGCAGGAATTGGAGAGGTGATTACATTTTCCATTAACCGAATGCCTTAATAACAGGATTGAAAATACTCTTCTCTCCAGTGCCACCACCTGCACTGAAAATAGTACCTCCCATATTCATCATTTGTGTTGCCGATTGATAGTCAATGCCAGCTTGAGTAGCAGCCAAGTTTGCTTGTCCTGCCGCTTCTGCAGCCTTCATAGAAGCTGTCTGTGTGTCTGCAACATTGGACATATACGACACATTACTAGCAAGTTGAGCACCAGTGCTAGATACACCCCCAGAAACACCACTACTTCCACTTGTACCAGTAGTTGCACCACGTGCAATAATACCAGCAGAAGTAGCATATTGTTGGCGAATAGCAGCACGTACACTACGCACGTTCTCAATGTCAGCACGTTGCTTTTGTGCAGCAAGTTCTTGCCGACGAGCATTAGCTGCCTCTTCAGCAGCTTTACGTTGTTCATCTCTAGCATCTTGTTGCTTCGTAAATCCTACAACACTCATCACTGCACCAATTACTTGTGCTGCCTGTCCCATATTATTCTCCTATCTCTCTTACTAAAAACACTTGACTTTTTTCTGTAGCCAAATATTTAAAAGAAAACATTTTAGCAAACTTTAAAAGTTTTGTATTAGTAGGGTCTACCATTACAAACACTTGTTTAACACCATTATTAGAAAATGTTTTAAGCACTGCATCAAACCATTTCCTATATTGTTTTAAGCACTCTTTAGTCCACACATATATTTCAGCATGAATGAACATTGCACCATAATCTGTGTGCTCACATTCTAAATGTCCAAACTCATTCTTTATAATGGTGTGCTTAACTACTTCCATATAACAAATTGCTCCAACCTAATATACGCATGTCATAATCTTCATGTGCAATGAATTTAAGTTGTAATGCTCTTCCTCTACCACGTATTTTATTACGAGTGATTACGACAGGGTAGCCATCATCAAAGTCAGTGGTGGAAGGAATATACATACGTGTATGTCTATACACCTCTTGTCCTGCATCCCACTTATTAGCATTAGCACTGTCTGTAAAATCCCAACGAGTTTGCATTGTGCAACTACTGCTATTCAGATCGTTATAAGAGGCATCAAATCCAGTCTCTGTCCGTTCCATATAGATAGTGATGTATTGTGACTGCTTCCTCTTACTAGGCCCATTAGGAGCAAAATTGTAACCAGTGAGTAGATAGCTACTATAAGTCACTCCTGTGGAGTTATAGTTGTACCAGTCGCGCCATTTGCTAGGAGCATTACGTTCATTGAGAAAATCTGAAAAAGTTATTTCATAATTGCTGCCACTAGGAACAAGTGTTTGAAACTTCCATTGCTTACTCCCTGCAACATTTGAAACTATTGTGGCAGTGACTTGATTGCTACTAGAATCAATAACATTATTACTAGATGCATCAATCACTGTAAATGTATTGGATTGGTTGAGTGTTTCTTTACTCACTACAACATCCAATATTACTGGGAGAGATTGACTGTCACTAAATGACAATGTATAGAAAGAATTCAACCTCACATCTAATGCAAGGATGTTTGTTTTCTGATAGGGAAAAGTATCATCATCAGTATCTAGGTTTCTATTATAAAGCCAATACACCACCTTATCCGCAGCATTATATGCTCCTGTAGCAAATTGTTTTGCTAAAGAAGGAATGGTAGAATAGAGTGATTTAATATTTAGGTCAGTGATAGAAACTACTTGAAGAGCGCCAACATTGTCTTTACCAATGCTGCATACTCCAGAATACCCCCAAAACAAAATACTCTCCTCTACGTCAACAACACTTTGCTGTCCAGCACAACCAAGACTACTCACCTTCTTCACTTCATAGCCAGTGGCGCTAAAACCAATATTAGAAGTACCAGTGATTGTCCACACACCATTTGTAGCTAAAACAACAACACCATTATCAGTGTTAAGAATATCTACAATTTCACCACAATCTTGAATAGGAATAACACCACCATCACTATCCACAAGATCACTTAACACTTCTGAAGTGGGGTCAGCATTTTGATAACACAATCCATATTTACTTGTATCTACAGCTACTTGACTAAAAAATACAGTGCTACCATAAGTGGTAGATTCAATACCAGCAAAGAATGCTCTACCAGCAAAGAATGTACACACTTTAGGACGAGTTGTTTCTTTTACTATAGCAAGACCAGTAATACCACTAGCAGTAGCCCTATCTTGGTTAAACGCATCTAGAATGTAACGTCCACGTGGAGCACGTGATGTTCCAAAATCTTGTTTGTTCAATAGTGCTGCATCAAAATTGTCACTGCTATCTTTACCATATATCCAACTTTGAGCATTAGAAGGATAGGTACTTGTACCACTATTAGCATACCAAGCATTTATTTTAGGAGTGTCCCATCCTTGATTAAACAAATTATATTTATGAGCGTCTGTCAATGTAGTGGGTTTAAAATCCACTGCATAACCATCACTTACACCATCAAAGTCACGTATTTTAATAGTAACAGCACTCACTGAAATAGAATCAGTGGAAGCTGTGTACGACACTATAATGGGTTCAATATCACGGCAAGTGATTAGCAATCGTCCTTGAGCACTAATACATTTAATAGGTGCAGTACCAATGGTATTAGTGTTGCCACTAGACAAATAGGTGTTTAAGTCAATTGTAAAACTCTTGACGTTTAGAGATGGCGAGACTGGAGTGTCAGGATAGAAATAAATATATCTACCAACTTGAGAAACAATGAAGTTTAAATCACCATCACCAGCAATAGCAGTCCATTTACCACTAGTAAACGCCCATGTATTACGTTGAGCAGAGGTAATGGAACGGGAGGTGAGTGCCCAATCAGTTTCCAAGTCTACAGCACGACGTTTACCAATCTTTCCACTAATATAGGGAATTAGATTATCCCCATCTTTCCAAGTGTTCTTAGGAAAAGTAAAATAGCTAGCCTCTGTATTAAGGCCAGCTACAAAAGTAAACTGTTCATCTTGTCCAGCTTGTACACTCATGCTAGAATGTCTTTCCCATATTTATTTACTATAGTGCGACGCAAACTGTCAATGGATGTAAACTTACCATGCAATTCAAACGGAAGTTGACCGCCACCTTTAAAATAGACATAATACAAACCACTAGGTGTACGCTCTGTTTGTAGCAGTTTTTCACCCTTTTCTACACTCTCTTCAAACTCTTGCCGCTTACTTTTAGCTTGTTCTTTTTTCTTCTCGTGCTTTTCTACCACTGCATCAAAAATATTATCGTCTGCCATAATTCACCTTTGTATCGTAAGTGCTTTCGCTAGACTTATTACGCCATGCTTCAGTTTGAAAAATATTCCTACCACGTTGAGCTTTCCTCTCCTCTTTGGGATTTGCTTGTTGACGCAAATTCATGGAAGAGGTACTTTTAATTTCAGCCAACAATGTTGGAAACATTTTTTCAGGAAGTTGAGGAATAAACATATCATCGTGTGTCCATGATGGCACTGTTACGCCATAACACAAATTGTTACTAGTTTGTAGAGTGTTTTCTACAGTTGAGTCATAGCCATCAAATACAAAATAGGTGTCATCAAAAGTGGTGTAATATAACGGGTCACGATTGAGAGCAAATCCATCAGCATCAACAACACCTGCTTCTGCTACACGAACATCAAGCATGTCTTGAAACTCTTTAGGATCAAGCCATGTCACATCTTTCTTATTATATTTAATCCAATAGATTTTACTTACATCATCTTCATTGAGTTCCATGTATGTAGGACGAGTAGTATCTCCCAATCCTTCAAGAGAGAATGTCCCTTTTAAAAAGGGCCACTCTTTTTGACCAATGAGTTCATAATAACACTCTTTAACAAACAAAGCTATTTGAGTGCTTTCTACAGTGTCATCAATACTATTTACATCATCTCCATCAATACTATTGAGAACACTTTGTACCATTTCAAGAATGGACATTTTCATTATTAAGCCCCTGCAAAAATACCGTTTAATTGATATCCGTAAACACGAATATCGCCACTTACACCAGTGTTATAAGCGTACAATTCAAAATAGTCATTTGTTGCAGCATTAATTACATTAGTTCCAGCAATGTTACTAATAGTACCACTGCTAACAGTAGCAATGCTTCGTCCATTAGTAATAACTCCATTTTTAAAAATAGCAATGACAATGTTACGTGAAGTACCAACAGTTTGGTCTACACTCATAGAATAGGTAAAAGAGATGGGTACAGTGTCTGTACCAGTGTATGTCAATCGTGCATTAGTACCTTCAGTGAAATCACTAGGTACACCACCAGCAGTGGTGGTTGGAGCAAGTTTAGTGTAACTTGCAGGGTAGGTGAGAGTGTATGGAGAAGAGGTGTTAAAAAAATCTATTTGCCCATGAGGAGCACCACTAAATACAAAATTACCAGCACCATCTACAGTGACTACTTGTCCTGCAGCACCATTAGTTGTAAAGCCAGCAAGTTGCGGAGGAGATAGTTTTTGCCATGTACCGCTTCCACTACCATTAGATACATACACCTTATTAGCAGTGGCTGTGTCTGCTCCTTTAGGTTCATGTAGGTTTGCACCAGTTAGAGATGCATGAGATACGTTAGCCATATTATCCTCTATAGAAAAAAGGGGGCTAAGACCTTTTGAGTCCTGCCCCCTTCACATCCCTCTATATTAGAGGTAGGTCACAACCATTGTTGCAGAACCAGCAGTCCAGTCAGTCTGAGCAGAGGCAAGAACAATGTCAGTAGCAGCAGAATAACTCTTCAACTCTGCAGCAACTGTATCAGTCGCACCAAAAGCATACACACCATCTGGCAGAATCACTGCACCAGCACTAGCCATTGTCGAGGTGGTAGCGGCTGAAGTGGTAATGAAACCAGCAGCAGTCGTACCATCACCAACAGAAATGGTGTTAGTACCAGTAGAAGTGAAACCAACATCAACAACCAAACGCACATCCAACACACGTGTACCAGCAGGTACAGTGATCTTCAGAGCATCTGCAGCATTGAGGTTTTTCCAGTCAAACTTTTGCATAGCCGATTTAGCACCGCTAATACCACCGTAGTTCTTAGCGGGAGCACCAATGATAGCAGGGCTGTTCGGGCCAAAGCCCACAACCAAACCATCAGAGTTCGACCATGTTGCAGCGCGTTTACCAATAGTAGCCATATCTTTCTCCTATTAAACAGTGTTCTTGGAAAGAATGCCAACCACCGATTCCGGACGATAGAGCTTCAAGCCAAAACGAGCATTCATAACATATTCGTCACGACGCAGGTCTTTGTTACGCTCAAACTCCACGTTCGGCATTTGCCGCCATGCACCTACGAACGGTGTAACATCGCCACCCATACCGAAGAACAGGTTAACAACCGTTGCAGCAGGAGAAGCCGTACCGCTGATTGTTTCTGCACCTTGAGTCGGCAGGTAGTTGGAGACATACACGTCAAAGCCGTAGATGTTACGGATGAATGACATACCAGTAATATCGTTCACAAAGCCGGTGTTGATAATACCTTCAAAGCGCGGGTTTTGATCCACTTGAACCAAGTTGGTCAGTGTGTTCAGAACATATTCTTGCGAAGGATCAACAACAGCTACACGAGCACCAGTGACGTTAGCTTTGTCCAAAGCATATTTAGCTTTAGCAAAGTCTGCCAGCGCCAGCGTGGTGTTGGTGTTGCCCGAAGCAACAAAACGGTGCGAAGCACTGTTAATGCTGTTCGGATCAGACAGCGTTTGGCTCTGAATGAGTTGGAAAATCGAGGTTTCCATGTTCTCTTCCAGCGCACGACGCATCTTGGGAACAAACGACGCAATCAGTTGATTGGCGTAATAGGCATCTTGCTTGGCCTTGTCGGTGATGTATGTCGCACTCTCAACATAACGATCAATGGTGAAGTTGAATTCACCAGTGTCAAGTGCATCATACACGACAGGGCTGTTTTCAGCCGTTTCACGCATCGGAATTTCACCAATCGACGGAATGGTGAATTGGTTACCATCAGGAAAGCCACTCAGCCAACGAACATAATTCGTGCCCTGCAAACGATCCAGAAGAATCTCTTTAATCTGGTCACTCCACAGTTCCGAACGAACGAGGTTGGCATTTACGGCATCATAATTCATGCTCATAAAAACTCCTTATTTTTTGTAATAGAGGTTAGGATTTGTCCTAACCGCAGTGTCCATCTTCAATTGGAAATCTGTACTGTAATAGGATTTAGGGTTTGTACGGCGAATATTATCAAAATACTCTTTAGTGCCAAATTGTTGCACCCTACCACTAGGGTTGGCAGAAGAGTAGTTGACAGTGGTATTCACTGTTCCACCACTTCCCACTCCAGTGTTCTTAGGAACATCTCCAACGAATAATGAAATAAATTTATCAGGATCGACAGAAGCTAGTTCAGTGTACACTTTCTGCAGTTCAGGAGTGCTTGCAAACTCTGCAAATTTTTCTCCAGCTTTTTCGCCAAACACTTCTTTCATTTTGGCATCTGCTTTCAGCATATTACTGCGCCGTTGTTTCTGTGTCTCCAATCCGGTAACAGTAGCTTCAACCAACTTACTCAGTTCAGATACATCAACTCCCTTTGTGGGAGCAGGAGAGGGGTCGCCTTCCTGTGTAGTCTGCTGTTGATTCAACCGTTGCAAAACATCATCGACTGTTTTAGCTGCAGTGGCCTTCTCTTTCAAATCTCGGTTTTCAGCCTTGAGTTGTTCGATGAAGCCATCGGCATTGATATACCCCTTTGCCAAGTCATCAAGTGTTTTGTACTTCTTACCCTCACCTACAAGGGCACTGACAATATCAGAGGTCTGAGTTGCAGGAGGTGTAGTTCCTGTCTGCCCGTCAGGAATGGCAGATGTTTGGGGCTGGTCGCCCTGAAAAATTGTAGCTTGGTCAGCAGTCATTAAATTACTCCAGTTATGTATTAGTAGTAAAAAACAAGTAAAATGTCCAATTTAAAACGGTGTTTTTGCTCCTTCAGGTAACATATCAATTACTTCTTGGTAAGCAGCCCTCTTACCTGCTTCAAAAGCTAGTAAAGCATAATGGTTAGGAATTGAAAAATCATCAGTTTTAGTCTTGAAAGTTGACTCTTTCATCTCCATTAAGGCTGTATGCAGAGGGGTAAGGCCATAACCCATCCCCTCCCACATCTTTTGCCACTCTTCTTTAGAGGTATTTTTTTGTCGATTTTTACTCAACAACATGTGCATTTACACACCTCCCATTGGTTCAGGAGTGCCCTCTACAGGTACTTGTTGCTCAACCTGCATATCCTCTTGTACTTGGTTGATAAGACGTTGAGTGTCTGCTTGTTCAAACACCATAGCATTATCTTTAACAATCTTGTAACTACTCCAACCAAGAGCATCTTCAAGTGCTTTAGCAACAGCTTTACCACTAAAGTGTGCAGCTACAGTGGGCATAGCCGCCACTGCTTGCATAGTGGTGTTCAATTCTTGAATGAATTTAGCTTGTTCAGCAAAATGACGAGCACCCATCGGAAACAACACTCCTTTTCCTTTAAGATCGTCTTTGGTCACTTCAATGTAGATTTCCGCACCAAACTCAGGATCAATGGTGCGAATGCGTTCCAGTGCCCCAAAGTTACGAACACTTTCTTCAAGCATACTATTCAACAGTGGTTCAAGAATGTTCTTCTCAAACCAATACACCTTGCTTTGGAAAATACGACCAGCAGCATTTTCAAGTTGCTGCACTTCGTATTTGGTTTTCTCTCCCGGTGTGCGAATACCCATAGCCTGTTTAGGAGCACCTGCCAACTCTTCCATGCGATTCATCAGTTCATTAATCTGCATGTCAGCTTGCAAGGCAGTGGCATCAGGACGAAGGAATTCAACATCCCCCTCATCGCCACAGAAGATGTTAATGCCGGGGGCAAACTCAAACTCTTCCACCGTAATGCCTTTAATCTTGGCTACAGGGTAGGCAATCTGGTCAAACACATCAGCCTTAAGGTTTTCAAGGTGGTCAATTCGATATTGCATTCCCATCAATTGATCCAACGGGCCTTGTGCCCACAAGTTGTCAGGGCGCAAACGCCAGCCACAATGAAAGAAGGGCTTATTGCCAAGCCAACTCTTATTAGGCCTGTTCCTAAGAACCCACTTCCTATCAATGATGGTAATGACAACATCTCGATGGTAGGTGCTAGATTCCCTATCCCAAACATCGCCCCAATACTCAATGATTTCTACAAGGTCAGACTTGATGTATTCTTCCAAACTACCAAAACCATCCACAATGAGTCCATCACGTTTCATCTCTTCAGGATTGTCACGATAGGAAGATCGCATTGCAAGAGCTTTCTTAATCACTTCCTTGTCATATCCAAGAGTAGGTTTTGTTTCCACATCATTCATCAAATCCCCCACACTTTTAAGCATGCGACGGATAAATGGAGTGGTTTCAAAAGATGTAGACAACGGATTCATAACTACATCTAAAGGGTTTACACGAAAGGCTTTAGGGCCAGTGTAAAGATTGATAACATCGCCAGTGTCTTGGTCTTTCTTTGTCTCATTAACAAATTCATGGCCTACAAATACATTACCATAGTCAATGTAGTCATAAATGAGATTGCTTACCAGCAACTGAAAATTAGAAGCCTTCAACTTATTCTTCATATAGTTGATGATTGCTGTGCGCTTCTTAGCAATGTCATCTGTTTTTTCTGTACTTTCCCAAATAAACCAATCCTCAGATGGGAATAGTGCAGCCATATAGTTAGCATGCAAATTATCACGTATCTGAGTGAGCTTTGGAGTGACAGTGGAGTTTTTCCAAGGGAGTTTCTTATTCTCGGTTTTACGAGTGTCTGTTGCAAACAAATACTCTCGTAACTCCTCTTTCTCATCTTTCCAATGTACACGTGCAGTGTCCCATCGTACCCAATGGTCTGTAATGTAACCAGCCAGATATTCAGGTTCGTATTCACACATTTGAATGTTGTCTTGCATTATCTCTCCTAACTAGCTACGCCGCCGAAACGACTTGAATATACCACGTTGTCATTCTTTCTACGCCATGTTTTATGTGAAGCCATTGGTGGTTTTGCTATTTCCACCACACTTGCTAAAGCATCTTTAACGTCATCATGTTCAGGGTTAGACATTAACAACTCTTCTTCTAACACTTGACAATTACCACCTTTATAATGCCACATTAATCTATTAGAATAACGTGGTTCTAATATGGCACTAATACGTTCTTGCTTTTTCATATTACGTGGAGGATGATATTCCTCAATAGTAAATAGAATATTTTGAGTTCTCATAAAATCTTTAAACTGAGAAATAATCATTCCTTGTGCTTGTACTACTTCTGCACGTAATTTCCTAAACTTCCATTTCTTATAAGATGCAGCAACCTTTTCGTACATCACACTTATTTTATTTGTTTTAAATCTGTCAATGTCCAATACGTAGATGTAATTATCTTCGTCAATTCCAATCACCACCACTGCTGTATAATCGCTATTTACATTCATTGTAAATGCAAAATCAATGGAAGCATATACATTTAACATCTTATCGCCAATGTACCAAACACCACTTACATTCTCAATCTTCTCCCGATCATACCATTGGAAGTTGTCTTTACTCATATATTGAGTTTCAACGGCATTAGGGTTGTTATAATATTGGGCATAAAACTGTGTAATGTCCAAATATTTGGCCTTCTTTCTAGCCAATTCCCTCTCATCAAAGCCAAAAGTTTTACCATCTTTACGACGTTGTTTAGGCCATAAAAACTCACCGTTAGTCTCTACTTGACGTTCAAACACTTCGTACACATGCAACTCAACATCTTCATCCTTCTCTTCCTCAAAGAAGGTTTCAGTCATTTCCATCAAGTCGCAATATAAATCTTTAGGATGGTAACGTGTACCCACTACCCACTCTTTAGCCCCTGTAGTTTGAATGGAAGAGAGTTGTGAATAGGTTGCCCTAACCAACTCCCTACCAGTCTCTGTATAGGCATTAGAAGGCACTACAACGTCATCCATCACTGCTACGTTACAATGTAGGCCAGTCATGTTAGCTGTGAGGCCACAGGCCTTTACAGTGGCATCTCGCACACCTTCTAGCTTACGTTTAGGATGGTCAACACTTATCTCATCCACTGCCCATCGTTCACGCTTGTTCTCATTCTCGTACACCATCTCAGCCCAGTAATATCTGTAAATATCACTAGTGAGAATGTCTTTAATACTTTTAAGTTGTTTCTCTGCTAAGTCTGCTGTAGCACTTACATAGAGTATTGTAGTCTCAGGGTGCTTAGTGATGTAGTGTGCTACACGATAGGCAATGAGGGCACTTTTTTGGTGATCCCTCGGAAGTAGTACCAGTTGGTGATCTTTGGCATCTGGTCGTTGCCACCAAGCACATAACTCTTCATGGACAGCACCCAAAATACGGTGCGGAGCAACGAGTTTAATGAATGTGTACAAGTCATCTTCAGCAGCCTTTCGTATTAGAGCCTTGTCCGACTCTGTTAATTTAGCCATTAAGCCATCCTTGCACTTTTTGTACGTTTAAAACTTCTATTGGCACTCTTACTCTGCACTCGCAAATTAGACCGCTTATTACCACCACCTTTAGCAATTGGTGTTTTATGGTCTACATCCTTACCATCATGCTTTTCTACTCTACCCTCTTTCATCAATTCACGACGAGCAGCATTACGCATAGCACGTGATTGTTTCTCTTTCCTACTAGATTGAGAGGTTTTGTATTCCTCTTTATAATCTCGTTTATAATTTTTAGACGAGGGCATTATTTACCTCCACCAATTACAGATAGGCCAAGACGTTCCATATCTTCACTTATACGGTCAGATACATCTTTTTGTTTTTCTTCTTCGACTTGTTTTGTTTTTCTACCCTTACCATAGAAATGTCCTTCACTAAGATATTTAGCTGCTGCAGTGCCGTTAGGAGTTGTAGATAGTTTTTCAAGTTTTCTAAATGCTGCACTCTTAAGTTTGATAGACACCTCTTCAGCCCACTCATCCATTATTGGTTTAATCTTTGGATGGTTACGGATGAGGGAGTAGTGTTCCCAATTCCCAATAAGACACATGGCTGTTTCATATTCTGTGGGGTCTGCAATGTCAACGTATATCTGTTTCCAATCTTTACGTAAACTCCATAGGGGAGTGTAGTCCCCTCTAGAGAATTCGGAAAACAGAGATAGCACAACTCTTCGTCCATAGGAGTCAACAACCTTATCCTTTATTGTGGAATAGTCAAACTGCTTCACTTCTTTTTCTTCTTTTTAGTTTTACCTGCAGCACTAAGAGCAATAGCTACAGCTTGTTTATTTGACATTTGCGGATGCTTTTTCATTTCCATCCGAATGTTTGCACTGATTGTCTTTTGGCTACTACCCTTTTTTAGTGGCATCGTCTACCCTTTCTGTTATCTCTTCTACTTCACGTATCATTCCTCGTGGAATCTGAAACCTACGACCAACAGTACCATCTTCAATAACACTGCTAGTGAGAATGATTCCTTCAGGCCCGTCATACAGCACCACCCCAATAGTAAACACCATACAAGGTGTGTATTCAAAAGTGTCATTGTCGTGTATCACCCAAACATCTGCATCTACATCACAAGCATCTTCCCACTTAACAATGACTAGTTTCATTAGTAGTTCCTTGTTCCAAGTTTGTCGATAATTAGTGCTTTGTTCCTAGGAACATCTGTTTCAGTGTTAGGCACACTGATATGCACCCAAGAATCAAACTCTAAAATGATTTGATCGTATGGAAGTTTGGCAAGGATGCATGTGCTAATAACTTGTTTAGGAGTCATTCCCGGCACACGAATGTCTGCTGCACAACCGATACTATGTTGACTAGTATCTTTACTACCCACTGCATCATTTACTTGCTTATTACGAAAACCAGAATTTATCATCACTGGCTTACCACCAAGTGCTTCTTTAACTTTTTCAAGGAGGCCAGCCAATCGACGTAGATTTGCCACCTCCTTATCTAATGGAGTGTTATCCCATCCATTACGAACACCAACATCTGAATGTGTCAACTCTTCTAAAGTGAAATGTGGGGAGAGATTCATTTCTTCATCCCCATAACTTTTTCAAGAGTGCGACCACCAAAATAAAACGACATAATGAGCATACCCCATTGTCCTAGGAGTTCTACGTAGTTGTTGTTCACTTCAACATCCCATGCAGACATAAGTCCAAACACTGTGTAAGTGAGTAGGATGAACACCAATGTAAGAGGGCGAATGTTTTTGGACAACCATGAATCAGAACCCATATCAGCTTTAAGTCTGTCGGTTAGTTCATGCTGTTCAGAAACATCCGCATTAAGTTGTGCAAGCTCCCCAGTTTGTTGCATCTCAAGGAGTTTAAGTTTAGCAGCCTCTGCTTGTGCAGGGTCTGGAAAAAACTTATCTACTAATTTACTACCAATGTCTAATATTGCTGTCAATGGAAACATAACTACCTCATGTAATAGATGCTAGTGAATACTAATATCATTCCAATGCCTACCACTGTAAACACTCCCACAATGGTAAATAAATCTTCACGTTCTTTCTTTTTACGTTCTGCAATGTCTTTAGCAAGACGAGCTTTGCGAAGTTTCTCTCTAGCCTCTTGATCTTGTTCACCAGCTATTCTATTTCTCTCAGCGCAGAGTTCTTCATACAATTCCATCTCACCCTGCATCATAAACATATCTTTTAGCTCTCGTTCAAACTCTCGCATTTGTTTACGATGCATAACCAGTGTGAACGCTTGTGAAAGAGCACTCTCATGCACTGCTGCTTCTTTAGGATCAGTGGGCTTTGGCAGAGCTTTAGCAACTTCTGCTTCTTTAGCAGCTTTCTCTATCTGTCCCTGTGCTTTAAAAAACTTACTTAAATCATCGTAACAATCTTTAATTTGATGGCCTACACCAATAGCCTCTTTGACAAAAGCTACACTGGTTTTTGCAACAGCAAAAGCTGCACCAATTGTTACGGGATCAATCATTTCTTTTTCTTATTCCTATTAGCAAACGCCCTAGCTTCTGCCTTATTAGAAAACCCCCATGCTTCTAGAGCTTTCTTAAGACGAGTGGGTCTACCCTTCTCATCTTTTAGTGGGCCATCCATACCGGCAAATCTAGCGGCAAATGACACTCTACGTGGATTTGTACCAGACTTAACAGGGGCTTTTAAATTACTACCCTCTTTGCGTTTGTAATACTCTCGTCCTGCTTTATTAAGTCCACCATTAGGATTTTGATATTTTTTAGCTGGCATTATTTTAACATCTCATTAATAGTTTTACCTTTGACCATTTCGACAATACGCATAATTGTCCACACTAATGAGGCCAATGCAGCAAGTTCAGGAAGCCACCCTGCTACACTACCAAATGCAGTACCTACAGCAGCCCAATCTATCCAGTGTTTAGCAGTGTCTGTCATTGATGTATAGACTCAACAATTGATCCTACAGGCCCAGTGTAATCAGGAGAGGTGGGCCATGTAATTTGTACTGCAGTTTGTAATGCAGATACATCTGTTGCTCCATCTATTACAACTAATGTCATACTAACCACATCTCGCACACTCTCTCGCCACACTATCCACTCAGGTTTGTACGTAGCATCTTTCATATTACGTATTTCCATATAATCTGTAGGAAATAGAATTGAATGAGCTTGTTGACGAATAGTGTTCTTCCATTGCTTTTTAAGAAGGGTTAAATCTTTAGGAGTGTTTGTATAAGTAAGTACACCATTATTTAAACTACTATTAACCCAATAAAATCTATCGTCTGCAGGAACATTTACTGTTTGTACTTCTACTAATCCAATAGCAGATTTTTCTGCAACAGAGGTACACTGCAACCAATTGGCAGGGTATTGCACTTCATTAATAGTAAATGGTACACCTTGAGTAATATATTTATTTTCAGTTGTAGAATAGAACATGATTACCTCGCTCTTGCTAGTGTGAAAGGGTTTTCTGCAAAGGCGGCGTATATGTATGTCACGCCTGAGTAGTTGAAGTTTGCATTGTCAAAACCGCGGAACTTAAATCCATTGGACAAAATATCAATTTCCACTCCCCATGCGCCAACGCCTTCCTGATTTGCTGAATTTGCCAACAATTCTGCATTGGTCAACACATTGTATGTGTTTCTAGAAGTATCCCAAATCATCCATTGAGATGATGAGTTGTACGCCTTCTGAAGGATGTATCGTGGTCTAAATCCGCAATAAATAAATGCACCATTTGAATCGCTAGTGCCAGTGTACGAACCAAATGCGCTGTAGCCCGTAATCGACGTCCAGCAATAAGCAATAAATTTTGATGTGTTGTTGTTGACATTATTTGCGTTTCCTGCTGTTCCAGCCACAAAACTGAAAACAGTATCTGTCCAAGAAGTTTGTGGTGCTAATCCGCCGTTGCTATATGCAGTTGCTGGGTTGTTGTTGGCTAATGTCAAATCTAACTCAAGAGTACCTGCGCCAAGTGAAATATGATTCGTATACCAGTTATAAGCGGCTGTTCCAATGTCTCTATTTTTTGTAATGATTAGGCTAGGTTTAGCACCAAGACCATGTCCAACAGTTGCGCTAGTAACGCCATTGCCTGTGTAGGCAACAACACTAAATCCCGCCGTAGTGTTTGCGCTTACAGATGAAGCAATAGTTCCGTTGTTATTTGTTACCGCAGTGCCGCCGCCTTTCCATTGCCACGCGACAAGACCGATAGTGCTCTGGTTAAAGTCTTGCGTTGCGCCGACCGTGAATCCGGTGGAAGTGAACGCTGTGAGTGAATTGACCTCGGTGGTCTCAACGCTGGTCACGTTAGACGAAAGCCGTTTAGTCGCACCGCGAATCGTATCAAACAGTCCGTGATCGGTAAGTGTTCCTCGGTTCTTGATCCAGACAAAATCAGGAGCAAATCCGCTTGAGTTAGCGATAGTCTGCGTGCCGCCGTTACCCGTATAGGTTGTCGCTGCCATGTAGTTCGCCCCATTCAGAATGGTGGGGACAGACATGTTCTGCGTACACATCGCCTTGAAACCAGACGGCGCTGCGTTGCCAAAAGGCTGCTGCCCCGTGTTGATGGTGAATGTGTCACGCACCTGCTGAGAAGTCAGCATCGGGAAGATAAGGTCGCCAGTAGACAGGGAAATCGTGAACGCTGGGTTTGTTCCTGCCGCAGGATCGCCACTACCAAACCAAGTGCTGCCAGAACCAATCCATACCTTGCCAGTCGCGCCATCTACAGCAAATTTCATTGTCTGGTTGGTAACAGTTCCATGCGTTGTTGCGTCATTCGTTCCGTTCACCCAGTACGAATTGGTAGGCGCGTAGTTCACGCCGTAATAACCGGCTGCGTTGTAGCCGACTGATGCAAGCGCAATAGTTGCGTTCTTGACAAAGCCAACTTGTCCGCCACCAACAAAACCAGAGCAATACACCTCAAAGTACATCTTGCCAATGATTGGCATAGAGAAGTAGCAGTTGTAAGTTCCGCCGTAGCCAGTCAGGTTACCATTGCTGAATGTCCAAGTGGACGATGCCGGGACAGACAACACCGCATAGTTGCCGCGCACCTCACCACCAGCACCAGTATCAACCCCATAGTTAGTTGGCGTGTCTACCATGACATCATAAGTATTTGGCGCAGTTACAGAAGCGGTAGCATTTATGTTTACGGGAAGCCAATTGTTGGCATTTCCAGAGGCATCCGCGCCTATGTTGGGATTGCCAAACGGAGTGGCAGTCGCGGTGACAACCGTTCCATTATTGGTCAAACTGAAAGCATTCGTGCTGTTATCTATGACGGTGGAGCTTTGCAAGGTCAGCAAAGATGTTCCGCTGATTGCCGTCAAAGCTGATGTTGGTGGAACAAAGTTTGCCGTATAAACAGCCGTGCCTTTTACCAATCTGACATTACTGATCTGACCATTAAAAAGCTGAGAACCGCCGCCAACAGGAGCGCCAATTGTGAACACTTGATCCGTGAAGTTGTTTGATAGCGTTGCAGATGCGCTCAGTATTCCATTAATGAATATTCTTGCAGTAGTTCCGCTGCGAGTTAGCGCCACATGAGACCAAACGCCGGCTGTGATGGTTGCGCCAGTAATCGGAGAAAACCCGCTTGTATATACTCCGACCGTTCCACTCGCATCCATAGTTAGCGTGAATGCAGTTGATGAATTGGTTGTGGTGCGAGTTCCAAATATGGTGTAGAAGTTTGCCAATGCTGTTGGTTTGATCCAAGCCTCGGCTGTAAAGTCACCTGTGCCAAACGCAAATGCTGCATTGGAAGGCGATACCAAGTATTGACTTGAACCGTTGAACGAGCCGGAGTAAGTGCTATCTGTGTTAAGCGTGAACGGAAGGTAGAAGCCGTTCGTGCCATATGTGCCGGTGTAACGGATAGGACTCCATACGCCAGTGGCAGAATCAAATGCGCCAAAGTTAGTGGGCGTTAAGGCTTGACCGTCAACAAAATACACTTCAGTCATGTAACCATTTTTGTATAGTAAAGATGCTGAATTGGTTGGTGCTGCGCCTACATAATGAGCAACATTATTGTTAATTGATGTTGCTTGACTTGGCCCCGGCGTTACAGAAAATGAACCAGAAATTTGAAGTCCATTGACATACACTTTTGTGCGATTGGCAGCAGTTGCTTGAGTTGTATCCATTGCAATAACAACATGATACCAAGCAGATGTATCACGATAGACTGGGGTGCTAGTCCAAATTAACTGGTTAGAAATGTTCTGAACAGTCTCTTGCAAATAAATAGTGTCATTACTATTCCAATAGGCTTGGAAGTTTGCATTATTTCCTAACACTCCAGCGCCAAATAATCCTTGACTTCTTGTCAAATCCCCTCTTTTAAGCCATGCACTCCAAGTCCATGTTGTTCTATTAGATGCACTTGCAGGTGTTCTGCTAAAATATGCACTTGCACTTGAGCGCAATCGAACACTGCGGCTGATCTGATAGCCACTATCTTGACTAGCCAACAACATATTTCCGTTAGCTGGTACACTCATTTAACATCTCCAAGCATACGGCATGAGATGCGTGTAGCACTTTCTACATAATAGGCCATAGTGTCTACAGCAGACAGTGTAGTGGTGAGAGTGGGGGCTGTGCCACCGGGGAATTTCCAATAGCTACCAAAGGCTAGGGTTTTAGCAGCACTAGCATTTTGAGTGAACACAATAGTTCCACATTGACCAGCAACAATGTTTGTTGGATTGGCTAGTGTTGTATTCTCTGTCAACGCATGGGAGAAGTTATTAGACAGAGCAAGGTTGACAGCAATGGAAGCAGAAGAGGAGGTGAGAGAGATGGGAGTGCCTCGTTGAGCAACAGAAAAACTCTGTACAGTGTTTGTCTTGGCTGTATTGGCATCATATGCCTGAACATCTGTGTTAATGACAACACCAAGAGTGCTACGTGCTGCAGCAGCATCTACTGCTGTAAACACCGCTTTACCCACTGTAGTACCACCAAGGTTGGTACGAGCTGTAGCTGCAGAGGTGAGTTCAGAAAGGTTGTTATTCTTATTAAGAAGGTTGGTTGTGTCCAGAGAGGCGGCACTTGCAGCAGCAGCAGCGGCACTGTCTGCGGCATCTTCTGCACTGGCAGCAGCAGCTACACTGGCATCATAAGCATTATTATCCAATATGCCTAAATAGGCACGTGTGATGGGTTCATTGTCACTAGTGGGAGCAGGGAGGTTGAGAATGCGATTGGAGTTCATATCCAAATTACCAGACATGGTGTTTGGACTTGTACCATCCCTACTTAGTGTGTTTTCAATTGCTGTTACAATTGCAGAGAAGTTGGCATTGAGAGCAGCTACTGAGGCATAGCGGCTACTGTAGGACACGGTCTTGGTGTTGCCCAAAGTATGATCATAATAAAAAGCAGAGACAATGCTGGTGGAGCAAGAGATTGGTATGTTTATAACTCAGTTATCGGTAATACAAAATTTTTGCAGTTAGACACAACAATAGCATCAACATCTGATTCTGGAACTTTGTGGAATAGCACTAGCCCAACAAGTTCTGTATTTTCGCTCAATACAAGTGGCGCAGTAAATTACTCAACTGGCACTTATGTCGCCTACTGTTTCGCTGCCATCTCAGGTTACAGCGCGTTTGGTTCGTATGTTGGTAATGGTGTTGTAGACGGGCCATTTATCTATCTAGGTTTCCGTCCTCGGTATGTGTTGACAAAAGTTGCCACCGCAGGTTCAAGCTGGGCTGTCATTGATTCATCACGCGATACATACAATGTAACCTCATTGCGTTTGCTTCCAAGCTCAGCACTTAACGAAGCGCCGTTGGTAGACACAACCTATGACTTTACGGCTAACGGCTTCAAGCTGCGGACTGACAACGCCACAGAAAACTACAGCGGCCAGACAATAATCTACGCCGCCTTCGCAGAAAACCCCTTCAACATCTCCAGAGCGAGGTAACAATGTTCTACTGTGCAAAAGAAAACAAATACATCGTCGAGCAGACGCCGTTTACCATTGACGGTACGGGCTACCCGTCTGATTGGCTGAATCACGCCTCTGCCGAGGACAAGACCACGCTAGGTCTGGTTGAAGTGACCTACCAAGGAACGCGGGAAGATGACCGCTTCTATTGGGTGACTGAAAACCTCAACGGCGCCGTGATCAGCTACACCAACACGCCGAAAGACTTGGCTGGCTTGAAGGCGCAGTGGAAGAAGGCAACCAACGCTGTCGCCTATTCAATCCTGTTGCAGTCTGACTGGATGGTGGTCAAGGCGCTTGAGACTTCGGCGGCCGTGCCGAGTGAATGGACCGCCTACCGCGCTTCGGTGCGTGCTGCGGCTGCTACGGCTGTGGCTGCGATTGATGCTTCGGCGGATGTACCTGCTCTGCAATCGGCTATTCAAGTGACTTGGCCGAATGACCCCAACTATGTCGCTCCGACTGAATCCAACACTCAGCAGGCGTAAAAATGGATTACCTCGGCAGGATCATCACCAAGAATCCGACTGCTCCCACTGTAGGTAGTGCGAAGGGCATATGGACTCTTGATGAGGCTATGCAGTATCAGAAGGCTGGAACATGGCCTCTGCCGCAGTATCCGTTCAGTCGGTCGGTGCGAACTCGCGCATCCGCTAGCGCGTATCTCTATAGAACGCCAAGTAGCAACGCAACAAGCACAACCTTAACTATTTCTGCTTGGATTAAAAGAGGAACGCTAGGCGGAACTTTTGTTTTTATTGCAGATGGTGCAGCTAGCTTTACTTCAAATCTATATTTTAATTCATCAGATCAACTTGTTTGGTCAATTGGCAATCAATCAACTGTCACTTATACTTTAACTACAAATTCTGTTTATCGTGATCCGGCTGCTTGGTATCATATTGTGGGCGTTGTAGATACAACTAACGCCACTTCTACAAATAGACTTCTTCTTTATGTAAATGGCGTTCAAGTAACATCATTTGCTTCATCTTCTTATCCAACGCTAAATTTTAGCGGCGGGTGGACGACTTCTTATGCGTGGAGAATTTCAAGTAACAGTAGCGGAAATCCATTTTATTTTGATGGCTACCTAACCGGCATCAACTTCATTGACGGTCAGGCATTGGCCCCTACTAGCTTTGGTGCATTTGACGCCACGACTGGGGTATGGAATCCGATTGTCTATACCGGCACATACGGCACAAACGGTTTCTTCTTGAGCTTTAGCGATCCGACTAGCACGACCACTCTAAGTCAAGACTACAGCGGAAACGGAAACAACTGGACTGCCAACAACATCAGCGTGACTGCGGGTTCTACCTACGACAGCATGGTAGATGTGCCGACCAACTACGGCACAGATACTAGCGCTGGTGGCGTTGTTCGGGGGAATTATTGCGTATTAAATCCATTGGCAACTGGGGTAACTCTTAGCAGTGGAAACCTTGACTTTACTGGTACTGGAACCGCAAATCGTTCAGTGCTTTCCACGATAGCAATGAAAACAGGCAAATGGCGGTGGGAATTCACTCCAACTGCACCGAACAATAACTATGATCCAATTTCTGGAATTATAAAAGCGTCCGCAGTATTTAACCCGGCTGCTAATGAAGTTCGATTTAACGCCAATGCGTGGGGAGTAAGCGGCACTTATGGCGGTAGCACTCTAGTAAGGCCAGTAAACAATAATACGTTTGGAACATCTTTTGGATGGACATGGACTAATGGCGATGTGCTTGGTTTGTATTTTGATGCAACAAACGGAACATTAAAAGCAAATCAAAATGGTGGAACGTTAGCAACTGTTTTTACTGGCTTAACAACCAACATTGATTGGCTTCCTCTTTTTTCTTCTGGAGACACTACAAGCGGAACACATGTCACCAATTTTGGACAACGCGCTTTTGCTTATGCAACAGTAGATTCCACTTACAAAACTCTTTGCACCCAAAACCTGCCCACGGCTACCGTCAGCAACGGCGCGAACTACATGGCGGCTACGCTGTATACCGGAACAGGCGCAAGTCTTACGGTAAGCAACGCGGTCAATAGCATCTCGTTCCAGCCTGATTGGGTGTGGATTAAGTCGCGCTCTGCTGCTGGCAGTCATTCTTTGTACGATGTAAACCGTGGCGTTAGAGACGGGTTGTTTACAAATGTCACTTCAGCAGAAAATACAGAAGCTGCTGGCTATTCAATGACTGCGTTTAATTCAAATGGATTTACGGTTGGTTTGGAGAATGCCGGGTCAGGGTCTGTTAATGCAAACGGAACAACCTATGTCGGCTGGCAATGGAAAGGCGGCGGTACTGGTGTTTCCAACACTGCGGGAAGCATCACAAGTACAGTAAGCGCAAACACGACTGCCGGGTTCAGCATATTGACCTACACCGGGACAGGTGCTACTGCAACGATTGGTCACGGCCTTGGTGCTGTGCCAAGCATGATGATTATGAAGAAACGCAGTGCTGTTGGCTCTTGGAAGATGTATCACACATCTCTTGGAAATACAAAGATTGTTGAGGTAAATGATACTGGTGCTGCGCAAACAAGTTCTACTTACTGGAACAATACATCGCCAACTTCCACGCTGATCACGGTTGGATCAAACGGCGACATCAATGCTTCTGGTGAAACTTATGTTTCATACTGCTGGACAGCCATCTCAGGCTACAGCGCGTTTGGTTCGTTTGTTGGTAATGGTGTTGTAGATGGGCCATTTATCTATCTAGGTTTTCGGCCTCGGTATGTGTTGGTAAAAGTTGCCACCGCAGCAGCAAACTGGGCAGTCATTGACTCATCACGCGACCCATACAATGTGATGTCAAACCGTTTGTTTCCAAACTCAGCACTTAACGAAGCGCCGTTGGTAGACCCAACCTATGACTTTTTAGCCAACGGCTTCAAGCTGCGGACTGACAACGCCACAGAAAACTACAGCGGCCAGACAATAATCTACGCCGCATTCGCAGAAAACCCATTCACACTAGCAAGAGCGAGGTAATCATGTTCTATCACGCAGCATCAAGCCAGTACATTCAAGAGGGCATGGCCTTCGATCTCAATGGTGTTCAGTACCCGTCAAACTGGTTGAACCTAACCTCCGCAGAAGAGAAGACTGCTGCTGGCTTTGTTGAGGTTGTCACCTCTGGCCTTCGCCTGGATGATCGGTTTTACTGGGTAAGCGAAAGCCTATCCGGCAATGTGCTTACCATCACCAGCACCGCAAAAGATTTGACCGCGCTGAAGTCGCAATGGTCAGCGCAGGTCAAGCAGACTGCGTACACAATACTGTTGCAAAGCGATTGGATGGTGACCAAGGCACTGGAGACATCAACAGCTGTGCCAGCAGCATGGTCAACTTATCGCGCCGCTGTGCGATCCACGGCAGCTACAGCTATTGCTGCCATCAACGCATCCGCTGATGTACCTGCCTTGCAGTTAGCGGTGTAGGTAACCTGG